TTGTATGTCAATAGATAATCCTTTGTTTATTCCACCTTCATCTAAGGCTCCACAAGTTCCTTTTGTTAATTCTTTCCAAGTTATATTGTCAAACCTAGATTGATAGTAGGCATTGCAATAGGAAATAGAATCAATAAGCTCATCAACTTCAGCCATATGAACCCCATCGCCATTTCTACGCAATTTTATTATTTTTTTAATTTCTAATGACTTATTCATTTAACCTTCTCCTTTTCTAGCTCTGCTGCGGGCTTCGCTGCGGGCTTCGCTGCGGGGCTGGCAGTGCTAGCTCCGTTCAGCTCTTTAAATTTATCACTAATTAACATATGTAGCTGACTATTACTAACATCTTTGCGTTTTATTTTCTCAAATATGTGTGATACTTTATATTCAATCTCCTCTAGCCTAGCTCTCTGCGTTTCCTGACTTAACCTGATTTTAACATTTGTATAGATAAATGTAATACAAGTTACAGAGAACACAACCATCATCAACCACCACGCGTTTTTTTCGTCCATTGTAAATATTTCCCAAGTGTAATACAAAAGCTCCATGCTAGCTCCTTTTTTTCTTTGCGTTTTGTTGCTCTATATATCTATTAAACAATTCCCACTGGGCAACAGCATGAACATTAGCATCACCGAATTTTTCATCTTCCAATTTTTCGACAAAATCTGTTTCCGAAAGCTTGTTTAATTTTTTTCTTAAATATTTTTCGCACAATTCTGCTAGTCGCCAATGAGGAAGAGAATGGACATATAGATTTACAAATTCCTTTGTAAGTTTTTTTCTACTTACAGGTTTTTTTTTAGTTTTATTAGTTTTTTTCACTAGCATTCGGGGTCTCGCTGGATACCTTTTTTCTTTTGCTGGTGAGCTGAAGGCGGTGCTAGAAAACGCTCTAGTCCTTTTTTAATTTTGGCAAAGAAAATATCTTCTTTACCAAGAAAATTATGTGGTATATTTTTCTTTTTAGTTGGCATAATAATCCTCCGAAGGTTTCTTTTAATATTCTTGGGTAAACGTCAATAAGCAAAGCTAGAAAAAACAGCCCTATGCACCAAAATATAAGGGCTAAGCCCAATATAAATAGCTGAACTATCCATTCTGATATATTAACAATTATCATATGTTTTATTTTTACATAAAATGGTAAGGCGCACATGGGAGATGCAATGCGGAGCAACAAGGTTATGTGTAGTTGTGGGTAACCTATATAACATGCGCGCCTTTATTTTTTTTAACACAGAAAGAGCAAGTTTCTCTTTTTCGTTTGTACGTTGGGAAATCTTTGTAATGTATTATCTTATAATTATTGCTACTTCTCACTAATTCCCAACATCTGTTACATTTTTTACAATATTTAATATCTTGGTCTGCTTTTTTCGCATCAAAAGTATTGTTTCTTTTATATCTTATAGGGGCGCATTTGTCATCCTCTTTTTCTTTAATCACCATGTTTATTTTATTTTTCCATGAAAATGAGTTTTGTTTTTGTTAAAACAGCGCCAACCGATTTACTAAAACTACTACGCCCCTAATGAGCTTGTAAGATTGCTTAACATCTTACTAAAATCTTTTATTTCTCCAGAATCGTTCTTTGGTTTGTCTGGTGAGCTAGCTTGCTTCGCTGCGTCCCCTGGTTTACCAGGGGTATGCTTTCTTCTAGCTAACTCTTGGAGGACATGTTTCTTGTCCTCTAGCAATCCTTCACCACAATCACATATTTCGTAGGATTCTTCCTCAAATGTTTTTTCTGCGCCACATTCAATGCACATGTATTCAAATGATTTTTTAGCAATAACCAATTTTTCAGCGGTTTTCATATTGCTAATTAACTCATCTTCAAATCTTTCTTGATGCAACCAAGTGCTAGCCATAGGGATAAATTCGGGTTCAGTGCCTGCACTTCTCCATTGTTTAATGTAATTCTTTAAACCATTTAGAATAATTTCCTTATCTGTGCCACTTTTTCTAAGTTGTACATATTTATCTTTAGCGCGTTTTTTATTATCTCGCCTTGGGTAAAGTGTCCAAAATTCATTTTCAAATTCTTTTAAGTATTCATTTGTTTTATTTTCTTTTTTAGGTTTCTTATTTTCTATTTCATTTTCTATTTCATTAGAAGGCAATGGCGTGGCTATAGCCTCGCTATCCCCTTTTTTATTCCATCTTTTCATTGCCCCCATTTTTCCATTCTTACTATTCTTTTCTGCTCTTTTCTTCTGCTCATTCCTTTCAACCTCAAGTCTTGGGTTGTATAGCTTTCCATTTTTCTCAACAAAACACTTGCTAACCTTTTTCCAAGCTTGTTCAAAATTCTCGTGATTTTTGCACAATTCTTTAAGTTCATTTATTTCTGTAGGTAAAGAATCCTCAATCCATTGATAAAGTAATAAGGTAATATATATACCCCTTTCTTCCATGTTCATAAGCTGTACTTTCATATCGGATACAAAGTCGCTAGCATATAACATAAATGCAGGTGCTTTTCCATTTTTTCTTGGCATGTATTCTCCTTTATTTATTCCTAATTACAATATCTTCTATTTTTACAGAAAAATGTTGTACCTTAGGAAATTTTTTTAATAAAAAGGCGTATTTGTCTGTCAAAGAAGCAATCTCCCCACTTACGAATATTGACTTCCCATCTTCGCCTATAGTTGTTGCGGTTACCGTATCTCCAATTTTAAAGCTGTTGTTTGATTCCATTTTCTATATCCTCTCTTCTTGCTTTGTGATAATCTCTTTCATCGTCATGTTTTTCTTGAGCGCTATTTCTATATTCTTCATCATCTGCTATTAACTCAAGAAAATCTTCATAAGGCAACACAGCATATATCGTACCCCTATCTTCCTTAACAACCTGAAGGTCTACTACGCTAGCATCGGGCTTTATCCAGCTTGCTATATTTTTTCTTACTTTACATTGTACTCGCCAATCTTTATTGGGTGTACTCAATAACACATCAACCTCTTCTGAGTGTCCAAGAGATAAACCATTACTTCCATATGCCCTTTGTGAGTCTATATCATATTCTTTGGCAATGTTGGTTACCTCTCTTTCAAATCGGTTTCCTTTTTGCTTACTCCTACTTGGCATTCATTAACTCCCAACAAAGGGGGCGTGGAGCAAAAGGTATGCCCCCTTTGTTTTTGTCGAGTCTAGACCAACGCAAGAGAATAATTATCTCCAACAATAATGGGTTCGTGATAAACGTATTTAGCGTATTGTGTAACTTTTCCAGTTCTAGAATTTCTGTGGGTGATTTTTTGAGTTTCTATATTGTGTCCCTCTCGCCTTAATCTAAGAATAACATCAGCAACCCTCGTGATATGAAAGTCTTGTATAGCTTTCCACGAGGTTATGCTTTTATTCTTCTTTAAGTAATCGAGTATTATATTTTTCTGTGTCATAACTAGAATGGTAAATCGCCATCGTCTTCTGTCGCTAGCGCCATAGACTCTTGTTTTTCTTCAACTACCCAACCCGCAGATACATCTGCGTTTTTTTCCGTTTCTTTATTAGATTCTTTGCTTTTTTCTGCTCCTTCTGTAACTCTAAGTAGAATCTCAGCATTTGCCATCGCTTTCCATTGCTCATTGTCCGAGCCTTCAGCTAACCATATCAAGTAATCTCTTGGTACTTCTTTCCATTTTTTTCCTTTATGTTTTCCAAAATTGATAGCACTCTCTCTTCCATTATTCCAATCTGTAGGTGTATTTGCACTATTTTCTTCGGTTAGAATATTTTGATTTCTAACTTTAAGGACTCCATTGCTAGCGCCATTATTTGCTGCGGGTTTATTTTGTTGGGCAATAGCATTTGTAACTTCATCAGCAGATGCAAATTCAGTTCCACCTAACCCTGCGCTAGCTAAAGCTCTTCCTATTGCTGAAGTTTCACAGTTTTCCAATGCAGACGTTTTATTAATCATGGAACTATTATAAACCTCAACGGCATGCCCCGTATAGGTAGAGTCTCCTACGGTAACAGTAGTCTTCATCATTACCGTACTTTCATCGTTGTGCAGTATTTCTGTGGTAATGCTTTTTTCAGCGTTTTTGTGATTTTTATGAAAAAGTTCTACGCGCTCTGCTACAGTGCGATAGTCTTTTCCGTGTATTTTTACTGGCATATTCTCTCCTTATTGTTGGTTGTTTGTTTTGTAAGAAAACGATGTCTCTATTCTTTCTTCGTAATCATTTGGGGCATGTGCAGTTTCTTTTATAAAATTAGAAATCGCTTTCTTGTCGGGTTTCTCCGTAACCCTAGTCGGTATGTTGTTGTCGTAAGAAAACTTGATTAAATCGCTATTTTCTCCAAAATGCTTTACCGTCCTAGACGTCACTCTAAGGGTTCCGTTGGGCATTTTTGCAGTTTTCTTATTTGAACTTTTTAATTCTTGCATCATAAAAGATTCAAGAAAATTTGCTCTGTATTGTATTTGTTTTAAAACCGATTCTATCCTTCTGTCATAAAACTCGGCAGATGCCATTTGCTTTTCTTTTATTTCCTCAATCTCTTTTTCTAGTTGAGCTATTTTGTATAGCATTTGGTCTGCATGAAGTTCATTAATATCGGTTTCTTTTACTTCATCGTGAAGTTCATCTAAGGCTAAAGTTTCTTCACTCATTCTCTGTGTCTCCTCTAAGCGCTAGGTGTTGGCTGTTTTCCTTGGGGGCAATTACATTAAATCCTAAATTTTCTGCCATTCTGTTTACCGTTATATAAAACCTTTTTAAATCTTCTTCGGTAGTTTTCGTTGTTTTTTCTATTCGCATTTTTAAAACGAAATCATCTTCTTTAGGCATGTATTTTGCTCCCTATTACTACATTGTTAAAGTATATACATTTGTTTAGTTGTTTTGAACAATCCTTGCCTGCAAAACTGCTGTCAACCTTGACGTTTATTTTGCCATTAATTCTTGTAAACATAACCCCTAGACATTTGCCACCGTTATAGTTGGCACATTCTTTTCTTGCTACTGATTCTGCTTTTTTCATTGCTCCCTTTTAATTATTAGTTCTTTCACTAACGTTACAGAACTAATAATTAAAGAGTAGCTAATGGTTTATAGGTTGCTTTATTAACAAACCTCAAAAGCTCGGCTTTTAAGATGATAAATTTCTTCCCACCTGGTTTGCTAGCTTTTAGTTTTCCTGTTTGTATGTACTGCCTAATCGTACCTGTTGACACTTTTAGCTCATCGGCAACCTGTGAAACTGTTAGAAATTCTGCCATTTATATCCCTTTTTCTTGCTTTTTTGTGTTCTTTTGTGTATGTTTGTGTATGGTTATTGTGTTTATGTAATAGATACACAAGCTTAGTGAAGTTAATACACATTTTGTAAATAAAAAACACTTTTTGTTATGAATATACAATTTATATTAAATAAAATAAAGCTAGAACAAGAAATTTATTCAGATGCCGAGCTGGCAAAAATATTTGATGTATCGCCCGCAGCGGTTTCAAATTGGAAAGCTAGAAAACGAATGCCAATGTCTATTATTCAAAAATATTGTAAAACATATAACACATCGGTTGTTGATTATATTGAGGAAAAATCAAGTGAAGATGGCTTTTTAAAAGTTTATAAAAAAGATAATATAAACATAAAAAACAAAAAAATTACAATTAAAGACTCGGAGGAAAAAATGAATGTAGATAGTCAATATATAATTGACTTACAAAAAGACAAGATAGAACAACAGCAACGCGAATTAGTTATGTTGAAAAATGTTATAGAAAGCCAACCGTTACAAAAAATGAAATTTGACGATGTTCAAGCCGATATGGAAACAACAGTAGAAATGAAAAATATATTTAGCCTAAAACCAATAGAAAGAAAAATATCCAACATAAAGGGTTTAAGTATATTAGGTGAGAATTTAAATATTTCTCCTGAGGATTTAAGAAATCAATATTTTTCAGAAAATAAATGGCACATAACAAACGAACACCCTGTTGATAAAATTATTGACAAAGAGTCCTTAAGTGAATTAAAAAAAATGACTCGCAACCTTCCTACTGTTTTAGATTCGTTAAAATGGGTTGCTGGGTTACATTATATGGTTATTCCTGTTAAATATTTATTTAATGAAAGCTATTGCAACACTATTTGTTATATTTTACTGGATTGGAAATCAAAACCTGTAAAAGTATTAAGCAAATCTGTTATTATTAATGGAATTTCAAATTGAGTAGGCTTTATCGCAGAGGAGATAGTCCAAACTGGTGGTACACAGAAGGCACACCGCCCAATAGAATTATGCGAAGCACTGGGACCGCATCCCTTAAGCTAGCAAAGATACTGAAGAAAAAGTGGGA